CAACTAGCAGAACTTTCTTACTCAGAACTAAGAAACTTACAACACCAAATAGAAACAGGAAACACTGATGGTGTTCCTAAAGAACTATTAGGTTAAACAAAACAAACATAGGAGATTACAAACATGGCTAATCCAAGTTTAAGTGAATATCTTGCACAGTCTCAAAGAGGTCTGTATCAGTCTGTATTCGGTCCAGAATACCTACAGAAACAAACATACTTTACAGTAGACTCTGCTACAGGAATATTCAACACAACATACGGAAGAAAAGTTTGGCAAGCATTAAACAACCAAACTCGATTCTTCAACGCTATCCCAAGAGTAGTTTGGGGTAATACTGCTGGTTGGAGGGTAAGAACTGATAGAGGTTCTGGCCGTTCAAGACCAGTAACTGAAACTGGAAGTTTGCCAACTGTAGACGTTTCCAACATTGAATCAGTATCTAGTTTACCTAGAATTGTTTCAACCACATTCGGTGCTTCTGTGAAATCAGTATTCACAGCTCAGCTAGAAGGTGGTGTTGGTGATGTTCTTGCATTGGAAAACGAAAATGCTCAGTTAGACCACATTAAAGAAATCAACGAAGAGTTACTAGCAGGTTCAGCTTACTTGACTTCTGCTGGTTCAGCAACATCCTTTACAGTTCCGGCAGCAATTGCTAAGAACTTTAAAGTTGGTGACGCAGTAGGACAATATGACGTATCAGCTACAGGACATGATAGAACTTCTGGTTCAATTATTTCTGCTGTAAACACATCATCTGGTGCTGTTACAGTTGCTTCAGGTACAACATTCGCTGATGGTGACGTAGCTTACATTTACAACAGAGCAGGTATGACATCTATCGATGATATTATTTCAGAAGATGGTGCTGCAGTTGGTGGTGGTGAAGCTAGAACAAGAGCTTACGACCTAACTCTAGCTGGTAGAACAGCTGGTGGATGGAACGCAGGTGCTTCTGTTTCTTATAACTCAGGAACAGGAAGAGCTCTAAGTCTAAACTTACTAGACACAGCAATCCAAAAAATCAGAGAGAATGGTGGAGAACCAAAACTAATCCTTTTGGGACACGACCAATACTTCAACTTAGAAAGATTGCTTAACTCTAACCAAAGATACTTAGGACAAGAAGAGTACCAAGTTGGTGTAGGTTCTGAAAGAACTTTCCCAGGTACAAGAACTGGACTAGTACTAGCTACTTACCAAGGTATCCCAATTATCCCAGACGCTGACACACCTAAGTCTGTATCAACAGCTGATGCAGTTCTTGGTTCAAACGTTTACGTTTTGGATACTGATTACATTGAAATCGCTGTTGCTCAACCTACACAGTATGTAGAGAACAGAGATTACTTTGCAGCAAATGCACTAGTTGTTAGAGGATTACTCTACACTATGGCAGAAATGCGATGTAAGAACATTTGGACACAAGCAAAAATAGCTGACCTAAACTCATAAAGTTTAGTGATGATACTTGTGGGGGGGCTTCGGCCCCCCTACTAAATTTATAAACAACATTTTGTGAGGACTAATAAGTGGCCGAAAAGGACACACAAGTGAATTTAGCAGTTTATATGGAACGATTAGATTCTTATATTTCAAGTCAGAACGCCCTCAATGAAAACCTATCTAAGAATTTAGAAAAGGTAGAAACCAAAGTCGATGATATCTCTCAATGGCGTAGCAAAATGTACGGAGCAAAAAGTATTCTTGCAGCGCTAGGAATATTGGTTGTACATACAACTGCCGTAATGGGTAGCTTTTTAGCTATCGTAACTTTTAATAAATAGGAGAATTTATAAATGGCTAATGAAAGACACACGGATTACAGAGAGTGGGACATAGATAGTTCTACTAGACAGTCTGTACATCCAGCTAATAGATATGTGGCAATCTCAAATGCTGCAAGCACCACTGCTGAAGATGTATATACAATAGTTGCTAATGGTGGAGAAAAAGCAGCTAACCTGGTAACAAACCCAGGTATTGAAGGCACAGATGTTTCGATATACACAGCAACAGGTTCTGCAATCGCAAGAGATACAGGGCAAGCTGCCGAAGGGTCTGCATCACTTTTAGTAAACCCTGCCAACTCTGCCGTAGGAGAAGGGTTTTATTGGGAGTCTCCAAAAATTTCAAGAAGCGTAAACCCTCAACATATTACAGTTCAATGTGAACATAGAGGTGCTTCTGCTTCAGGAACAGTAGAAATCAATATTACAGATTCATCTGGTACAGAGCTAGCTTCTTCTGGAAGTTCTAGTTTGGATACTAGTTTTACAAGAATAACTACCTCCTATACAATACCAGCAAACACAGATGCAGCTTCATATAGATTATATGTAGTTACACAAGCTCAACACAACATTAACTTCTACATAGATAAGATTATGTTTGAGGTTAGAGAAGACACTACAGCGGTTTCAACTTATGTAGATGGTAACCAAACAAGTGCTGAAGGTAATCTTTATGAATGGACTGGAGCTACCAATGCTTCTACATCAATAAAGAAGGCATCTATGTCTGTGATTAGAGGAGTTCAATTTACGAATAGGTCTGGTACAGCCGCAGATATTATTTATTTAGCATTCGACAAAACAGCAACCTCTACTAATGGTATTCCGATTTATGGTGGGGACACCTTTAATTGTGAACTGCCTTTAGACTTTAGAGGAAAAATATCAATGATAGCAGCCCAGAATACTCCGACACTTACTGGAGTGATTTGGGGAATAGCGGACTAATAATATGACAACTGAAGAAATAAAATATGTAGCTACTGATATAGGAACTATTCCTAGCCCAGATAACTGGGACACACCCTTACACTTAGCTAATAACTTATTAGACTCTGGGGAGGGTTCGGTAGTATTTTTAGAAAAAGCAGTTAATGGGAAAGTATCTATAGATGATATTTCTGATGCTTTGAATGAGTATACCAGACTTCATAAAGCCGGTATTGCGTCTCCTGCAGAACTGCTCACATTATCTAGAGCATACCCTGAAAATTCAAAATATTCTAAAGAATTAAATAAGATGGGGATATCTGATGACGATAATTTAGTTATCGGGGGTCCAGCGTCAATTGAAATGGTTGATAGAGAAGGTCACTTAATTACTACTAACGCTTTAGACAAAGCCTTTGACAAATACATGGCTAACTTTAGAACTAGGAATGCGATGGTATTACACTCCGATGTTCAAGTCGGCTGGGCTTTACCAGCATATATAAGTAAGAGTGGTCAAATATTCAAATCTGGAGTAAATGGGGATGGGTTATTTTTTATAACAGAGCTTAGGAATGACACTAAGATTGCCAAAAAGGTAGCTGAACAAATAGGTAGTGGTAAATTAAAAAGCTATAGTATAGCTGGAAGTGCTTTAAAGACACAGAATATACAAAAAGGATTACAAGATGTAATGCAAGTAGACGAATTAGAACTTGCTGAGGTTACAGTTTGTGAGAAAGGTGTTAACCAAGCAGCTTCTTTTGATATCATAAAGTCAGATGAAACTACTACTTCTACATGTATAGATGGTAGTTGTTTAGTCAAAGAAGATACAGATGACGATGGAGAACATGTTCAGGAAAAATTAGACCCTGAAGATGTAAATTATCAAAAAGCAACTGACGGACAGTTAGAAGCTGGATTCAATTGCGGCACATGTGAGTTCTTCAATAAAGAAGACAAAAGCTGTTCAATTGTAACAGGAACAATAGAATCAGATTATTGGTGTTCCAAGCATAGTGAGAACACCCACAACGGAAACGGTTTTGAAAAGGGGGTTGAACTAGTTATGAAAGAAAACAATGAAATAGATTTTATGAAATCATTTATGAATTTTATGCAGAAAGAAGACATTGATAATAAACAATTCCCAACTTTGTATAATACTCAAGCACGACAAGATGAACACCATAGATTGTTAGACAGATATGGATTTCCGGCTGAACTTGAACCTGAGAATGCTAGGTATACACCTGTAATAGAAGATGACCCATCACCATTTGGACATAAATATGTCCCATGGGCTGTAAATGAAGCTGGGAGTAATTTGGGAGTAAGGCATTATGACGAAGCTTTAACTAAACCACAATTAGGGAAGTATACTAAAAGAGGAGTTATCGAAGGGGGAAACTCTACAGAGACTCCAGTATCTAAGCTGAATACAACGGAAGGGTTTAATAATTTGCTTTCGTTCATAGCGGGACAAAGAATGAGAAGTACAGGTACTCAAAATTCAGGAGAAATTCAAATATCTTTATCAAAATCAGTCGATGACCTTTTCAGTTGGATGGCACAACAAGGGAAACATGTTTATAAATCAAGTTGCCCATGTGAGATATGTTTCCACAAATCATCTGATTACAAGGGAACTATAGAAAAGGTAGCGGATTTTTTAGACTAGAGGCTGTAGATAGTCCGTTTGCGGTTGCTACAGCACAGGCAAAGAAGATGGGGTACAAGAATTTTGATGATGGAAGCCCCGGAAGTAAGAAGAGAGATGAAATAGCAGAAGCTCTCAAAAGAAAATAACTTAATTCTAGTATAATAAATAGATAGGAAATCTATCTTAGTATTTAAGGAGGAAACTAAATATGGCATTAACAATAACAACACCTGCCGGTGCCCATACAGGAGCCGCTGTTTCTGGTGGAACACCTAGTAAGTTCACTATCAAAAGAATACAATTTGATAGTTCATACCCAACAGGTGGAGAAGCACTAACAGCTGGAGACCTTGGGTTCACTGCAATACACGCAGTCATGATTGATACTGAGACTTCAGGTTACGTAGCTCAATACGACTACAGTAACGAAAAAGTTGAAGTGTACGAAGCTGGAGCTGATGGTGCTGCACTAGACGAAGTAGCTAACACTACTGACTTATCTGCAGTTTACATTAGAGTTGTAGCATTCGGATTAGCGTAACAATTATTTAACAAATTTATCTTACTTTGTTTGTATAATAGGTAGGGCAACAGATAGTTGCTGATACAAATTATAGGCGAGGTAAAATAAAATTGACACGATTCAATGTATTTGAGTGGTTACACAAGTGGGAAGATATGCTAGACGATGCTGAGATGAACGAAGCATTAAGAGACTTTAAAAAGGCAGAGCATATCAAAGACACATTTCATGCAAGGAATCGTAGGATATAGGAGAAAAGCTTATGTTTGGAAAACTAAGACCACAAATATTTTTAGCAATTATAGTGCTAGGAGTATTATCATCTATTGGTGTTATATATGAATATAACGAAATAGCTACTGGGTGTGTTGGTGGAATTATAGCACTTGGCATGAAAGTGTTGGAGAGTGAATAAATGGTAGACATGGAAACATGTATTTGCATAGAATCTGGGGAGTGTTCTTGTGAACCTCTCGAATGTTTCTGTGAATGTGAATGCGAAGGATGTGACATACAACTCGAAATGCAAGGATGCCCCTGCGGTGGGAACTGTGGGTGTGGGGTCTAAGGAGGACAATATGAACCCAATGAAAATAATAAGCTTAGGAATGACTTTCTACAATCTAAATAAAGGTTTAGCTGATGATGGTAAAAAGATTGTGGATGAAGGAATGGATATTATACAAGCAATTAGTGTTGCCCTAAAAGACGGCAAAGTAACTAATTCAGAGAAACATGCCATAACAAAAGAGATAAAAGAGTTCTCTAAGGTTTCTATAAAAGCTATAGAAAACATAACAATTCCAGAATCAGACTAAAAAGAATTATGACAAATTATTGGAGGTGGACAGCCCTTATTACATATGTGGTTATCTGCCTCTTTGATTTTGTGATAGTTCCATCTTATATAGGATTAACTAGACCAAACCCAGCCGACTACTTAGAACGGCTTTCAGAGCTAGACGATACAATGGTACGACTAGAGTATCTAAAGATAGCGTCACAAGGTGTCAATCGACACGAACCCTTCACTCTAACTAATGGAGGTATATTTCATATTGGCTTTGGAGCTTTACTTACAGGCTCTGTGTTTGGAATGAAAACGGAGAATAAAAAATAATGAGTATAATAAAACAATGGTTCCCTATACCTTTAATAGTGTTTGGAGGTATCATGGCAGACTTATCTCGTCATGGTTTAGGGGAAGATATAATGACAGTTCAAATACTATCTTGGACATCAATCGTAGTTGGTGTTATAGGACTAGCGAGAATCGTTTGGGATAGAGTAAAAAAGTAGGAGACAATGGAACTAAGTAAGATAAAGATGCCTATAGGAATTATAGGAATAGTTATAGCACAAGCATTTGGAATCATTTGGTACATGGCTCAGTTGGACAGTACTGTAGAAGAGAATGTAAAGAACATCTCAGAGTTACAGGCACAGCACATGGAAGCAACTAGAAGGGTTGTGGAACTAACTGAGAAGCTGGATAGCCAATTAGCAGAGCTTGAGAAGAAGGATGCCCTCATAGATAATGAGATGAGGACTATTATGGGTGACCACAATGGGTTCAACGAAGTACTAAAGACTATTGGAATACATGGTTATGGTGATTCAAGAACTTATGGTGGGTACGACAACTATAAATAGCCCTCGCACCCATGACTATTATAGTCAAAAATAACAAATATTACAAAGGAATACAGGGGTATTTAGTGAAGAAATTTGGTTCAATTACAATTGTGGTAAGCTTTCTACACTTTATTGAAGATACTATATTGGTAGGTCTAGGAAGATATACTGAAATAAACTTCTTTATATTACTAATAGGTACAGTGCTTTTCGGGGCACTCATCGCATGGTTAGCTAGACTACCTAGAATAAAACAATGGTTGGGTACAGACTGATGAATAACTTAGATGTTGCAATAAACATATTTTCAAGTATTATATTAAAAGCTTCTGCCAAAAGGAGAGATCCTAAAAAGTGGGCTAGTATAAAAGCTTCTGTAAAGGCAGGGAGTAAAGGTGGAAAGCCGGGACAATGGTCTGCTCGTAAAGCCCAACTAGCTGTCCAGAGATATAAAAAAGCTGGTGGGGGATATAAAGGGAAGAAGACTGGGAAGTCATCTTTGTCTAAGTGGACTAAACAGAAGTGGGGAACCAAGTCTGGGAAACCCAGTGGGAAAACTGGGGAAAGGTATCTACCCAAGAAAGCAAGGGAAGCACTGTCTCCACAAGAGTATGGAGCTACCACAAGAGCTAAGAGGAAGGCTACCAAACAAGGGAAGCAATTCTCAGCACAACCAA